CGGTGCCTTCTCGCCATCGAACATGATCTCATATAAATCGCCGTCGTTAAACACATCGTTGGTCCCGCCTGCCAATGATTCTGCAAACGTCACGTGGCCATAGGCAGGACCGAACGTTGGCGTTTCCCCCACCGTTAAAGCAGACCCGTCTGTCAGATTGCGGACTACATCCCCAACTTTTACTTGTTCCTCAGTCCAATTCTTCGCCGCCTTTACATCAGCAAACTCATTGCCCGCGAGAGTACTTGCCCCAGCTGCTACGCCGCTTGTTCGAATTTTCCCCCCGCCCCGCACTGCGACCCCACCAACCTTGCCAGCGCCATGGTCCACATCGTCTGTGGGCATAACGTACTCGACGGTCCCATAATCCTTGCCTTTGGGCTCCACGATTTGCGGGATTTCCACTACATCAATCTCGGTGGTCCCATCCTCCTCATAGGACTCCGCCCAGTATGTGATCTTGTATGCTGCTTCATCACTAAATACTTCACCATCACTAAGATCGACACCAAAATCAATCCATCCTCCATCCTTAAGGTCCTTTGTAACAGAGCCTACAATGAGAGATTCCCCATTACACGCAACTACATCCCCTTTCCGAACATCTATATTGCTCCAATCCTTATCGGTATCAAAAAGCTTGCTGCTCGTTCCAGCGCCTGTTGTCGTTCCTTCTGCGTAATACTCGCGCGCATCCACATCCGCTAAATCGATATAGTAACTCGGTTGATTCTCTCCAAGCGGCCCTTGCGCTCGCGTATGCGTCGAGATTGGCCGAGGGATCGTTATCTTGTATGCCGTTGCTGCAGCTGCATCTTCCTCGTGGGTGCCACCGCTTCCGACATGAACCCAATAGCCAGTATCGGGGCCTGACGTCGTGAGTGCCATCACGTTTTGATGCACTAGCGTGGCCGAGACATGCCCATCAAAATCTAAATCTGTAACCAGGGTCACTGCTGTGCCATCCCCCAAATCTTTGTCCTCACCAAATAGAACCGGGAGGATCTTCAGATCTTTATTAGCCAGTATAAACATATACCCGCGCCCGTCGGTATTTTCCACGAACGTCATACCTTCCACAAAATTCGTAGCTTCCTCGTATTCTATCGAATGGCCACGCCTCGGTATTAACTGGCCTTCCGGATTAGCCACCAGGTTCTTCATTTCTTGAAGAAACCTAGGCGCACCTTCAGTCGCCGCGGGTTCAGTATGAATGCCCGCCCGAAAGTTGCTGAGGTCAAAATTAATTCGTTTTCCCATCTTATTCTACAGTATCGTAACACTGTTACGTGGATATGCCGTTGCGGCGTCCAGGTTGAATTTCGGCCGATACACATTTATGCCCGTCGTCCAAAGATTCACATAATCTGAGATACGGTCCTGTACCTGAGGGTAAGCAATTCTCATTTCATGACGGAATCGTGTTTCGAGTTGAGTGACATCAGGATCTACCAAGCCTTGCTGCTCTACTGTCCCATAGTACACAGCTCGCGTGATCAGTGGCGTGACCAATTCTGGGTCTAACTCCAAGTCATCATTCGCGTTCGTTATATCCGCTTCCGTAATAGTGCGATGTGATGCAGCATAAATAACAACGATCGATTCGGTGCCAACCGCATCGTCCGCTCCCGCAGCAGGCTGAATACTGAGTGCCATTCTACTACTCGACGGTTTAAGAATTTCATAGCTATCGCCTTCCGCAAAAGTATTGCCCGCCCCGCCTACCAATGATTCTGCAAACGTCACTTCAGATCCATTATATGTTATGGCTCCCGCCACGATAAGCTCTGACGAGTCCGTTGTATTCTTAACCCTGTCTCCTACGGTAACTAGCGCCGCTGACCACGGGTCGACAGACGCATCGATTAATTTCTCCGCCGTACCGCCACTCGCCGCCGTCCCACTCGCTCTTACCTCCTGGATATTCCGGAACACGTCATAGCCCGCTGGAGTGCCACTCGTGCCGCTGTACCGCTGGAATAGTATGCTTTTAGTATTGGTTCGCTGAAGCACCCGCCACGCACTGTCATTATACAGAGCAGCATGGATAGACAAAAAATCCGAGGGTAACGCATACTCAGTTTTGTCTTTTACCTTAGCGATAGGAATCTCTTTGATTAGCGACCTGGTTTCCGTAGTGATATCCAGGAGTGCATAATTAATGTAATTTAGGATATCTGCGACAGGAAACATCTGGTTCGACGGATCCAGTAGAGCAGCAGACACACGATTTCTAATATCACCAGCCGTTGCCATGAGATCACCTAGGTGTTAGTGCGTACAGCAATGAACCGTACGCACGACTATTGGTTTACAGAATGTCCTCATCCCTACGACCATGGATCATTCGTACCGGAGCCATGCTGGTCGCGTCATTCGTCACACTAGCATTAATAGCAATCAGGTTGTTTTCCTCGAGCGTCATCCCTCGCACCGTGAATGTGCCCGAATAGGCGATTGGCATGTTCTGGGCAGCGTATTGAATATATGCCCGGACCCGCTGCTGAACATACTCATCCCAATCGTTGTCGTCCGCCCCCGCATTCCCCTTGAATGCGGCCACCTCAAGGCCGGCTGCGTAGGGATCTACTGTGCCGCCAGCAAGAGGTTCATTAAATAGGCCTCCGATTTGGCCGGCATCTGCTGCGAACAGCCCTTGCCCGTAAGAGAGGATGGGATAATTGGTCGCTACTTGATCGTAATCCGCCAGCGCCACCCCGAACCCTTTTTGCAGGACCCAGCCACAGGGCTCTTTGCCTTCGCCTTCAACCGTGACTGCTGTCTGTGCGAAGCCTCGCGGCATCACAAAGTCACGACCGAGCTCGTTCGATTCCAACTCAATTCTGGCCGCCGTTTCTGGTTCCAGGGTTGTTGGACCTGGCAACACCCTGCCTGGCGCCCAGGCCGCCAGCTGGCTGCCTAAACCACTCGTGCTGGTATAGCCTGATAGTGCAACTGCGAGACCGCGCGTCGACAGAGAAGCCGTCGACGAGTAGATAGGCTCAATCCCCACGTCCTGGCCATTCACCTCGCGGCACCACATCACCTGGCCCGCGCCTGCCCCATTCGCGACGGTGAGGACCGCCCCAATATAGCGCTCGCTCGCCTCGCTGCCCGCTAATGCAACACTGTCCACATCTAGCGCATCACTATCATTGTCTGTAAGCAGGGCGACGCGTTTTCGGATAGGGAGTGACAATGCGCCCGCATCGACATCGTCAGACAGTAATATAGGATCTCGGGTCGGGTTATTCCAATCCGCGCCTTCGCCAGCGGCCTCGTAGCCCCATGGAACAATCAAATCGCTCGCGATCATATCACGCACATATTGGCCCGCTGCTACATCTGCGTAAAACTTTACGTATGACCACTGGCGGCCAAAGGTATCTCTGGCCACTGTGCCTAAACGCAATTTTTGCTCCGCATGGGTGATTAACGGATCAAACGACTCACCCAGGTAACTGATACTCATTATAAGCTCCTCCGCGCCGAATTATACAATATCGACACTATTAAGTGGGTGTGTAGCTCGAACAGGCAGCATATTCGTCGATTCGTTATCGACTGAGACATACAACGGAACTAGGTTTGTAGACTGACTAGCATGAGCTGCCGGACTAGCATTCACCAATCGACCTACGGGCTGATCGTTTACGGCGTACCTTAACGCAGCCCTGATAGAATTTCCTGTTAGAGTATCATTTGTGAAGTCTATGGGGGGAGAGCCCGTAGTCAAGGCATCACGTTTAAAAATACCGCGGACCGACCCCTCCGCCCCTAAAAACGCAACGGCACCCGCAATATTCAACGGAGCGTGACCTGACTCATCCTCCTCCTCACCGAGGTATTTCGCCCAACCGATGCCTTTCTGGAGAACCCAGCCATAGGGTTCGCTGCCAGCGGTAACTGTGACATCATTCTGTATAATCCCGCGAACAAAGGAGCTGTTCCCACCATCTCCTGGATCGGTCGCTAAGCGTTCGTCCTCCTTAGGGCCACGATATACTTGGCCTGGGATTATCAGACTGAACTCAAGTGTGCCAGAACCAGCGAATACGACACCGCGAGTGCTCGTTAGTGGAGCCACCCGATTTGTGAGCCATTCCACTTGTATATTACTCGCTGAGTTGATGCCAGTCACTATGAACTGCTGTCCAACCGCGGTGACATTGGAGGCCGTGTTATCTGATACGACAGCGCCAACACCGCCTAGCCACAACGCAGTAGGGGTTACAGTGGAGATTTCGAGCGTAGTGTCTCCCGCCGCGACGGGTGTTGCCACAATAAGTACTGCGTTGGGATCTTCATGATCGGAACTCGTATTCCTGGTCGCTGCACGCGCGTCGTAATTTGTCGAATCGCGGACCACATCTCCAGCCGCTAGAGTCTCATTTATTTGAACGTAACTCCACTGTCGCCCAAATTCATCGCGAGCGACTGTCCCTAGCCGCAAAAGCTGCTGACTGTGAGTCGTAAGGGGGTCATATTTATTCCCCACAAAAGTAATACTCATTTTGTATCTCTCCTTCTAGTGAAGTGGGCACCGCCTAGCCAGGCGGCCAAGCGGTACCAGATTGGTGCTATGCCACTAAGCCACGAAGTTCCCACATTTTCCAGCGTTCCGTACATAGAGTAGCCATTTTGACCCGCAGAGGACTATTTACCGCGTCCGCAAATCTGGAGTCACGATCCCATTCATCAACATACATGGGAATTTCACCTGGGCTCCCTAAATTGACCTGCCGCAAATTGTTAATACTAATAGCAGGAGCGTCCGGCACACTATTGCTTTGCGCGCCAGGGGGCTTCCAGAACATATGGAAATAAGATCCATCATTAGCTCCAGGGTTACCGATATGGAAGAATCTCATCTTTGTAAGCGATGCACGTGCCGAGACAAAAATCAAGGCCCTTCCAATCTGGACTGCTTCAATATTGGACACGTACTGCCCAATTCCCATTGGGATTTGGACGGTTGCACCTGTTGACGTTGCATCCGATACAAGGTTCTCATAATTCGTTGGATGGCACGGGCAGATCCAAAAACCACTCACCGCTGCCCCCATTGCCGTAGCCGATATTTCAACGCTCGATTTAGTAATAGCTGCACCACCGAGGTCCCAATAACGAGGTTGATGCAGGTCTATTGATGCTTGGCCAGGCGCTGTTGTCTTCCATGGGTGCCTACTATGCAGGTCAGCAAATGTCCCCAGTTCCCCAGGTACGAGCCCATGCAAACTGCCTGCCTCATCAAATATCTGGTCACCTGTTACTGGCATACGATCTACCGTATCAGTTGGAAGTACATCGCCGTGCATGACTGAGCCGATATCTTCCCACATGGCGACAGCGGCTTGCGTCGTCCTAAGACTGGCCGTATCGATGATGCCATCCCCGCCATCAGGCAACTGGGCTAGAGAGGACTGATCGTTCATTATTAAGCTCGCTGTTGTTCCGCCAGCTGTCTCTTCTAAATCCGTACCCTCTATGACACGATCGACCTTATAGTTCGACCATGCCTGATAATGTTTGGTCAACCCTTTCGCGGCCGTCGCGCTGGCTTCATCGGAGCCTCGGTAATAGCTGCCGTTCGGGTATCTGGTAAGCTGTGTTAACGCAATGCCATCCCGCGCTACGCCAGATCTGGTTCTAGCTTGGCGTATTGTTATTGCCGCAAAGGGGTCCGAAGTAAGCACGTTTCGCTGAACTCCTCGAACTAACAGCGGATCCACGCTAGCGCTAAGTTCATTTTTTATAGCCATTTCAACTTTTCTCCTTGAAGGCCAATCTACATATCTGGTAGAATTGGCTTGGTTAAACCACAAAGGGGGCTCGACTTTCAAGACCCTCTTATCAAGTCCAATGCCCTCGGTAAAGATTCTCAGGTCTGTGTCGGGGGCATTTTTATGTAATGACAGAGCAATGTGCCCCGTCATAGGACACCATCACACTAGAGGCCGCGTGCCGCATTCTTAGCGGCTTGCGTAGCATCCTCCATCGTATTAATCTGGGCAGCCGCAGCAGTGTTGCCGCTGCTTGGCCCCTGCACTGTTAGCTCTCTGTTCGCCTTCTTTTGTTCCTCGCTCTTCACTTCCGCGCCACGGATTGCCGCCTTTTTAAGGATATTCTGCGCTTCAGCAAATTGACCTCTATCTTCTGCGAACTGAGACCGGTTAAACTCACCACGAGTCAATTCCGAATACACGGCCTTATATTCTTCATACTTGGAATCCTGTTCCTGTCGCAATGCCACTTTGCCAACCATTCGTCCCATCGGAGACGCCAAATCAATCTCTTCAGGCTGTTCGGATCCCATCTCGGGGGCCGCTGGTTGTCGCTGTGCAAGCATATTGTCTATTAACTCTTCAGTCGGAATCTCTCGTGCCTCTGGAGATTCCGCCACAGGATTCATTGGCTGGCCAATTGGGCTTTGTGGATCGTCACCGGGTATTTCGGGTAGCGCCATAGTTTATTCCTTTCTTTAATCAAACTGCATCTGGGCTAACTGGCAAATCCTGAAGTGCCGATTCGTTTATCGGCATATTGCCCATTGCTGGTGCTCCAGGCTGCGGTGCTGCGGGTTGGATGAAATCCTCGATTGTTATACCGTAGCTTTGGTCTATACCTAGCAATTCCAATACTTTTTCCGGCTTCATCGCTGACCCAGATGACATAAACATCTCGTTTAATAGTTGTATAATCTGAGCCTTGCCAGCTGGGGTTTGCGGCAAACTAGCAGCATCAGGAACATGAACCGTAAACCCGATATGCCTGGCTTCTGCTGGAAAATCGGATACAATATCGACTCCACCCCGCCACAAATTTAGGTCAATAGGCTTTGATGCTGCTTGTTGAATCAACACTGCTTTCTGACGTGCGACTCGGCCACGGAACTCGTTCATGGCGCTAACATTAGACACCATTTGTGTCGCGGCTGCTGATTGCAGTGCCACAATCGCCCTGCCACTGATATTTGCACCTGCTGGTTCCTGGCCTGTTGTGACACCCGTTATGCCGCTCAACTGTTCCATCGTGTGCGTTATATATTTGATGAGCTCTGGCAGTGTCGGCGGTATTTGGTCGATTGGCAGATCCAGTATATCTGCGGGATTGAAGCCCGCCTCTTTATCGTACCGTATTAAGGCACTGTCGCGATCCCAGGTCACCTGGTTATCAAACATACCTTTTGGCGCTAACAAACGCCCTGTGGTCTGTTTACGGAGCAGCAGAACCAGGTTGGCCAGGAGGCAGTCCAGCAATTTCTGCTGAGGCTTTAATAATGAAGGGAGTCCGTATCCCCACCATTCGTTTGGTCGCCCACTATCATCGAATATTTGCAGATAACGCCAGCACGCAAACGGGAAATGGGGGAACATGAACGGAGACGGCCTGACCGATGCAATCCGATCCTCTATTATCCATGCAACAACGATATTGCGTGCCACCTTTGGTACCTTGATGCCAATATCTTCCGCATACTCGCGATGCATCCAAACTTCATTTACAATATGCTCCTCGCCACGTGGGTCTGGTTTTCGATACCCTGTCTTTGACCGAAACCGAAACTTAGGGAACCGCCGCTTGATTTCGCGGGCCGACCTCTTAGTTTTATGGACCACGTAGTCCGCATCGCGCAGCGAGATATCTATCGCACCCTGCTGCGGCGCGAAGTTCACAGGGTTAATAGCAGGCGAAGTAAGCGTATGAAATCGATCGTCCCAATAGGTTTTCCGTATTGCCATGCCGCCAACGCAATTATGGAGTATCGTTGTGCGCATCCTATCCTGCTCATTATCCACCTCTTCATACATTTTGAACCATTTCCCAAGTTCCTTTGCCAATGCTGCTTCTTCGCCAATTAGCGTGGAACGGTCTGGTAAAATCTGGATAGGAGGGGCAGACTCTTCTAGGCGTGGCATCATTTTCTGGACTAGCTTCGTCGTTTGCGGGTCTAGGGATTCACCTGCAGGACTCGCTATTTTACCGACCCATTCAATGCCGGCACGCGGCGCAGTTCTGTATGTTTCCTGTTCAGATCTGATCCTTTCATGTGCTTCCGCATTGGCACCGCTAAATGCGTCCTCGATTGTCCATTGTAAGTGTTGCCGTGTATCAGCCATTCAAATCTCCCTATAAGTCGCGCCAGTCCCTCGCCTCATCTATCGTAAACGTCGCGTCCTCATCTGATCCCAGCCTCCGTGGCCGCCTGATAATGTAGTAATCGTCTATTGCCCACGAATTGCCTCCGCCGTCTGTGCTGCCAACCAGCACATCCGTTATCGGGAGCACATTAAGCTGGATCGAATACGTGTCGCCATCATTGAACATCGCCCCATTACTCAACTCATGCCCTGTTGTTGTATCTCGAAAATGTAATTCCTCGCCAACCAGGTCTAAAGTTCCCATCGGAAGCGTCGCCCCCTCAGTTATATTAGTGACGATGCCACCCGTCAAAAAGGACGGTGAAAGCGAGGCCCAGCTTTTGCTATCATCTTCCAATCTATACGTGTTGCCAACATCTGTACATTCGCCCGTTAGCAGGGCTGACACAGCCTCAGTTATTTTAACCCTAGACCCGTCGGTAACGTTCTCAATAATATCGCCAGGCATCAGTTCGGGCAGGGCGTTGTTATCATCTGTTAGATTCGTAGCATGAGCGGCCGTACACTTTGATATCCTTAATACAACATCCTCTGTTACCCATGGCCGACTTGGCGATTGCGTATCCGTTGGGTTATGTGTCCCGATTGGTATTATAGAGACGCCATTGTCGGACGCGAAGGTATTAGAACCCAGTACAAACTTGCGCATCCCCCTATTAACATGCACTAACCCATCCGCTATCGTCGCTTCTGTTATCGTAATCGCGTCAGGCTCCAGTGTCATCGCTATAGACCTGGTGACCGCCCCTGTATCAGCAGTGTGTTCCCATCCACTCATATCCACAATGCTATCTGCGGGCCAGTGGCGTACATTGATCCCAAACGGCCCATCCGCGTCGCCTATAAATGTCTGGCCATAGTTGCTTGCACTTGTATAGTTCACCCCATCGGCGAAGCCAGTCCCCTCAACCCCGTCAAACCGAATCTGATCGGCAGTCTCAATGTTATGTGGGCCGGTTGTAGACGCTGTACGCACGACATCAGCGTAGGCGACCACGGTGTCCACTGAGAACCCGATCGGCTCAAATACGCAATGATCGACCGTGCCGCCTGTCACATTGGGGCCGCTCTCGCGGAGGACACCGATCTTCGATATCTCAGAGAATCTACAGCCCGTAATATTGACTTCGTTCCCAACTTCCCAATCGATCGCCGCAACGCTTGCATCCTGCGCAATGAAATGGCAATCCCTGACCGTTACTCCAGACGGGGTTACCTTGTTGCCAGACGGATAGTAGGTACCTGTCGCCGCTATCCCGTCGATTAGTAAACAGGTGGTGCCAACGATGTCGTCGTTCGGCGTCTCGTATGATGTCCCAGCATTCGAGTCCTCTTTCCGCACCTCAAAGTGGCACGCATCAAACAGTATATTTTCGGCATATGACCCAACTTTCACACCAGCGGGCGCATCCTTAAAGTCACAACTACGGAACTGCACGTTACGTATATACGAAGGACTAAGTTCAGTATCGATCTTATCCAGCCCCACCTGGGCCGCCATGCCGAAGTTTCTGGTGGAACAACTGTCAAACAGCACTGCCCCAGGCCCGTAATTGGTCCCTTTTACTCCAATCCCTATACCGCCCTTGCGGCTATCCACACTCGAGCTGCCCGCGCGGTTCGCGACTAATACCTGTCGAGCCACCAAATTCTCTGCATCCACCAACAAACCACATCCGCCTTTCCCATTCTGCACCAACACGACACGTTCCATCGTACTTTCCGACACATCTTCCATAGAGACAACTGACCCGCCAGGTGTCATAGTCCATGTCCACTCCCACCCGTCTTCCGGGGTCACTCCAACCACTATAGAAAATGCAATCCCCTCTTCTACACCATATATGACGTCTTCCTCCCACCCATTCTCTATCAGCAGAGTCTGCCACTCCGTATTATCATTGTATTCCACCCGAAGATTCAGACCCCCTCCTTCAAGTGTTACCCGATAGTCCCGTTCCGACACCCCTGTATAACCAGGCTCTTCTGCTAACGTCAGAGCCCCCCCCAAAGGGGTTGATAACACGGGTGTGACACTCGTTACGGGGTGGTTACTAATTACGGTAATATCCTGGAGCCGCACGTTCTGGCCCGAAAACACCATGGCCGACGGAACTGTGGAAACGTCCTCCCACTCGATAGTCGATCCCACCCACGTGTTGTTCCTTACATTGTCCCATGTATTCCCATGCTCGGAGCCCATGATCGTTATCCGTTGTGACTCTGCTGCGGACGGGAACCCTTTATTAAGTGAGGCATCATAATGTCCATATATTACCGCCTCAGTTCCGCTAATAATGTAGTGTCCGCTAGGAACATAGCATGGTACATTCGCTGCGGCCGAGATATTAATAGCCGACTGAAAATCATCACGGTTCGCAGTCGTGTTATCGTCATCAGTTGACATGCCGAACCATGTTGAATCCACCTTATCGACGGCCCCTACTCCAAACTCAATCCTGGGGGGCACTTCGTTTGGCGCGGTCTGGACAAATGCTTGCCCGCCAGGGTGGCTGAATCGGCCATTAAATATCAACTTCCCATTCGCCTCAGCACCACCAACCTCGCTATTATCACTGATCATCCCTCCATTCGAAATGAAGTCGCCCTGGAAGGTGACTGTCTTATCGCCCTTCACTCTTATTATTGCCCCATGTTCGTGTATTACAGTCACATACTCTGGGAATGTCACATCATTGTCTTTGATATAATATATTTTCGGGTCAAACACCAGGACAACCCCAGTATCTTCTGTGACTTCCGCATCATCTATTATCTGATTTATCTGGGCACTGACGTCTGTTGAATTCGTTGCTAATAAGATAGTCGGTTCCGCACCGATGGATACTCTTACACCAATGGCCGCTCGCACCTGTTCAAACACAGGAGGCGCCGACCCATTTAATTGCAGGTTTGAAGCATCGCCATAAGTTGCCATTTACAGTACCAGCTTTGTTGGAAGCGGCTCGTGTGAGTCCCTGTCATGCCGATCTATATAGGTTCTGCGCCGCAATGGCTTGATACATAGCGCACCTTCAGTCGCATCTGGCGCGTCCATGAACTGGTGGGTCGGGAACTGGATCATTTGGTCCATGTAAGCTTGTGGCAACCTGTCAGAAAAGGCGAGCCACCCGTTCGCTATCATTGGTTCCATACCTGCAGTGATCCGTTCGATCTTTGAAGTGTTGCGTGGGAGGTACTGCAAACTGATGTCGCACGGCAGCCCTTCCTGTTCCCTGCGTTTCTGTTCCTCTCCAAACGCTTTGCGTACCCCATCATGCACCAGTCCTGTTACATCTTTAGGGAAATCTTCAATCGCGAATCGTGTGCTAAATTCGGAGTACTTCCCATACAGATCAAAGACCGCTTCGATCTGGCCACTAATCGGTTTCCTGACCAAGGACGCGTCCAAAACATACCGATAGTTGATGTCGCCGAACTCCAGCTTCTCCCATAACACGATTACCGCGCATGCGAAACAGTTGTCTAGCGTATCTTTCCCTCCCGCCCAATCGAGGAATATCGATGCTCCTACAATGTTGTCCCAGGGTGCAGTCCGTCCATCCGACCTGACAATACCTTCTGGGTTAATTGTGAAGCGCACTGCATGGGCCATATCGAATATCTGTTTCTCAGGATCATACGGCTCATTCTGATACTCTTTTAAGACACTTTGCAACCCATCCGCAACGATCGCTTTCTGAATCGTTAGGTAATCAATGCCTTCAGGCCATAGCATTTCAACCCCGTCCAGCATTTCTGACTCGTTTGCCTGGTAATACTCGTCTGCATCACCTAGTCGGTCGGGCAACGTCAAATCTGTATAGGTTTCCTTCCATTTACTCCATAATTCCTCGTTATTACTCCATGCCTCGACTGCGCGATGGCATTCACCCGAATACGCAGGGTTCTCAGCTACTAAATGCGGTAATAGCGCGTCTTGATGCAAATACGTACCTACAACGAGAAAATTCGTAGTACCTTCGGGGTTCCCTGCACGCCTAACATCTGTCTGATACCAGTTCCGAGTCTTTGCCCGCTGGGTGGGCGACATCGCCGAATCAGTTGACTCTACGTCATCCAGAATGATCTTTGATGGCCGATGTGATCCAAACTTCGAGCCTCGTATCTGGCCGCCTGTCCCTTTAGCGACTACTCGAACGCCGTTGGCAACGAACTCATCCTGGCGCCACACATCACCTTTCATCTCGCCGAACGCATCGCGCATAAGATCATTGGATTCGATCTCCATCTTCAGATCCTGAACCCGTTCTACTGCGAGCGTCTTGGTTTCCGAAATGATTATGATAAACTGCTCATTCTTGTAGCAGATATCGTGAAGAGGTTCTAGGAAACTGAAGAACGTTGTTTTTGCGGATCCTCTAGGCGCGGCGATCGCTTCGAGGCCGCCACGCTTATGTAGCCTACTAAACCACTTTAGATGGTGGTCTCCAAACGGGAATGTCAAATGATCGCCAAGGAACCATTCGGCAAAAAACCGACGGTCGGTGCGAGCACGTTCCACCTCTTCTTCTGGCCTACTGTTATCCTTGGCCTGCTGTTCGAGAGCCAACCGCATCGCGTCCTGTTCAAAACTATCAAACGCGCTGTACGATGTCTTCTGGAGCAGCTGCAATAGCTCGCGATGGCTTATTATTGATCTCTTCTGCATGCTTAGACAATACCTTGTCAGGATCTTGGCCTAATGCCATAAGAACTTCGCGGTAATCCAGCTTGTCACGTTCGATGAACCCACGGTCACGCATCCTGGTCTTCGCCCAGAAAATACAGGCCACAAGATTGCCTTCCGCAGCTAGTTGGAACAGCTTGTCCTCGACAATATCGTTTCGCCTTTCTCGCTCGTCCATCAATGCTTGCTGCACCATTGGGTGCTGTTTAATATACCTGTTAACTAAGGTTCTGGAGGACATAAGATGCCGTGCCGCTTCACTTACGCGACCGCCCGCATCGGTGACGGCTTTTGCCACCTGCTCCGGAGTAAATTTCCGTGGTCTGTTCGCTGGCTTACCGGTCTTCTCCACTGACTACCCTCCTAGCTAGATTCTTCCTGAGATTGATGGTTCTCTATTACTACCTTTGATTTTAGGAATATTGCGTTCAATATCCTGCCAAGTGCGCTCACGATTTCGTTATCTTTCGGGGTGGCCGTCATCCTGGCACAAATATTAAGGATGGCATAAACAGCTCCCACCGTCTTTCCAATATCTAACAACATATTATCCATTTGCGTTTACTCCTGTTTGTGTCTCGCCTGCGCCACCTTGACCTCGATAAGCATGTCGAGGACTTCATCGAGCCGCTCCTGTAATTTTGAAATGTCGTTATTCTGCCTTTTCGCCAACTCCTCCACGCTCGTGACTTTTATCTCAATCTGTCTGACGGACTGCTGATTATTCAACACATTGACCACGTTGCGCTCCAAATCAAATACGCGCTGTCGTAGCTGTCCGAAGGCAATTAACCCACCCACAATGGCAATGAGCCCAGGGACAGTGGCGGCCGCGATAGCTATCAGTTGGTTCATGTTCATTATCCATGCTCGATCGAACAGGGGTTGCCTGCGAGTTCTGTACCAATAGCCTCATCATATCGCCGATTATTCCCAAAATTCGACCGAGCGTCCCAATAACATTTCAGAGAGGGATAGGATGGGTTATGCCATCCAATAAACCATATACCGTTGCACCCCGCCGCGAGAGAGGTGCGTATTTGTTTATGCTGTTCTTCATGGGTTGGACCGCGATTATGGCTCCATGCGCTAGCCTGTAGGATCGGCATTATTTCCAGAGTATTTGGATAATACCGTTTTTGGGCAACGCATTCGTCCAATCCAATCCTCAGCCATTCGTACCATTTCGGCGATTTTGAGTCCAAATAATCCATCCCGACCCATGGATAATATTGAGGCAAATATACAAATGTATGGTTTGCGGCTGCCATCGGCCTTATCCACCGACGCAGGGCGTTCATTTTGCTGCCCTCTCCAGCGGCCCCCTGATATAGGATGGGGTCAAACATTTGGTTGCTCATATAAAAACGAGTAGGCCCTAGCTCCTGCCCAATCGCCGATACGACATCCGAATACAATCCCGATTGTGCGTGTTTTGCGAAATCGTCGCCTAAACAGACCCCTCTTACGATGCGGCCCAGCACATCCTCATCACCATTCAGCTTTTCAAGCTGCGATACAAACTGTCGACACATCTGTTCAATGTCTTTAACGTGTCTCTTACCAGATGCCACTGACCCCCAAATGGGTTTAAATAATATTGTGCGCATCTGCTCTGGCTTAGGCTGCTTGTTGACGCTTGCGAGCCGTTTCGCGTAGCCAGCCCAACCTGCCCCTTGTTGGGCGGCCCAATCAGAGGTATTAATTCCTTGCCATTTGGCCCATATCTGGCCCGCATCCCAACTTTGCATGCAGTTCACGCCGCCATGTAGCATTCGATAAATGTCGGCATCAAAGCTGGATATCCCATAGCGTGGCTCACAATACCACATTCCTACCTCGATAACAGCTTCTGTCCGATCGTCTTTCTCCTTATTTGCTTCCTGCTCCGCAATCTTTGCAGCCGTATCTCTTGCTTCTATGCGTTCTTCTTCCGCGTTTGGCGATTCGATGGGTGAATCAGGCAGAGCCCCGTCCTCTTCGTCTGTCGAGACATCAGGCTGATCCAGTCCCGACGATTCGGCTAACAGCGCTCTGAGCGCGGAAACGCAGGCCTCTAGGATTCCGATGAACCGCGTTAAGATATTATGCATGGTAGCAATGTTATCACAACACTACCATTGCGCACAAAGGTTTTTGGTGTTTGTGGCTGTTTTGGGCGAGTTTACGGGGTTGTACCCCAAATGAGGCAGGATTTACTAATAAAATAAGGGTTTTGGTAGGATACTATGGTATAATACTCCTGTTTAGCGCTCCTTCCTCCGTGGCAACGTTAACTAATGGGAATTGGCTCGCGCTGCCGCGGAGGTTTTTTGTTTCTCCGCTTCACAGTTCTAACCAAAGCCAACGCCTGCTCAAAGCTCCTGATCACCGTCACTTCTCCTGCCCAATCGGAGTGCCAGCGCGCTTGTGTCTTGTTCAACTTCCCTTTCCCATACTTTACCTCGATTAACAGGTTCATCCCGCCAGAATCCGTGGGGATTCCAACCAATAAATCAGGGCATCCTGTCCCGACACCGTGTAGGTACTGGACAGAGCACTTTTGCATCTTAAGGATTCTCACGATCTCATTCTGGTTCTTATCCACTCGTGAAGCTGGGCCCATTTTTGCCCTCCATTTGGATATTCAGCCATGCTACGGCCTCTTTTAGCACTCCGAACCCATAAACGTGGAAAATCGGAGCTTCTACGCCATCAATAATAGATTGGGGTGCCGATTTATGCTTCATCAGGCTTGAAAGCTTGGACATCGACTGTTTCACCCCAATT